TATAAATCCGTATGATTGTTTGGATTTTTTAATCTGTGAATTAGACAATCAGTCCATTTAAAATGACAAACTTTAAAGTTTGTTTGATATACTTTAGGTGTTGGGTTTGGAGGGTATTCACAGTATCCATCTCCTCTATATTCTATCTCCTCTACTGTTGCTGGTCGTTCTTTTTTAGAGTTCCATACTATAGTATGATGCCCTATTCGTAAGTGTGTTTTTGCTTTTGATAATAATATTTTCTTCCAAGTTGCCCCTATTATGTATCTGGTGATACTTGCTTTTTTTGGAAATTGATCAAATATATTTTCCGGGTATTGTACTTTATGTAGAACACTATCATTAGCAATTCGGTCTTCGAATTCACCTTCGAGTGCATAGTAATTATTTTTTTCTAGAAACTCGGCACAACTCTGTATGCTATTGAAGTGTTGATAGTTATTAAATTCATCTGGATCTGGAAACAGAACCCAATCTTCCTTATGTAATGTTTTTTGCCAGGTTAATAGTATTTCGTTTGCTTTATATATATCATATTTTTTTGATATTAAATTACTGTTTGGTATATCGTTAACGGTATTTATTTTCTGAAATTCTTTTAAGTTTTTTTCATAATCAGTAACACCGCAGGGTATAATAGTAAAGTTATTTGACTCGATTCCTAATTGCTTGTAATAATCTATAAAGTGTCTATATAGATTTAAATCTGGATATTCATTTTCATCCAAACATAGCATTGAAAATAAATGTATCTTCATGTTGACTATCTCTTAGGCTATTCTATAATACTTAATATGATTTTAAAAGATATCGATCTGTATGATGGAGATTTAATTCACCACCGGTTCGCTTATAAATATTTCCGGAAAAAGACTCTCCCGATTGGAAATATTGTTGCGTTTCGAGCGCCAATGAAGGTAGAAGCGGAGGGAATGATTGATAATGAAGACCTTCTTAATAATGATTTCATTTATTCTGACGACGCTGTTAATTTTTGCTGGGAGCTTCCTAATTTATGCCCATTGGGTGCTGTATTCTTTCAAAGATTATTCAATACACAAATTGCGAACCTGTTGTCAACGAAATATTTAAAGGCTCCCATTGAAGTTGACGGTGATGACTTAATTGTACACAAAGAATTCGAGCAACATGGCATTATTCAACCAAAAGGCAAGTGCAGTGTGAGTATAACCTATTCAAAAGACAACGTTGCTATTGGTCACACTGCAATTAATGTAACTGCCGGTCGACAAGCCCCGTCTTTTGCGTTTTCCACGAATTTAACCGACGATCAAGTGGAAGAATTCATGAAAATCGTGGTGGATTTGTACTATTCCATGACGGACGACGCGTTTATTGCGACAACAAAACTGACCGTATGAGTCTTGGTTCTATATCTAAATTTTTTTTGCAAAACCCGGGAGATTTTCCTATTTTGCTTTTAGAATTGAATTTTTTTAGTTCGTATACGTGTTCCAAATTTTTTTTGCAAAACTTTTAGTAAACCTGGTAATGGATCTTAGACTGTCTGTATTATGAAGCAAGCGAACAATTTTTTTGATTTTGTAACTAATATTTTATTTGAAAAGGATAAAGTTGACATCGATGTCACATCAGCACAAATTTATTCTCCATATATAGTGAATAGGTACGTGACATTTGCTGATGTTCGATTTGTCTCAGCAATAAACAATAGTGTTAATATGTATGGGTCGGTTTTTAGTATAAATGTTGATCATTATAATTTTTTACATGCTTTAATTCCAAAGACAAAAAGAAAATATATTAATTATACTAAAAAAATAAAAAAAGATAAAACTACATATGAAAGGGTATGTAAACAATATGAATTGTCACAACGTGAAGTGGATTTGTATTCAGAAACATTTAAGATAAATATTAAAAAGTATGAATGAGAAAAAGTTAAAAAAACAATACGAACAAGCATTAGATAAGTTAGAGTTAACTGACGGTCAACGTGATGCTTTTGATCATGATGCAAAGCGAAGCTTAATTGACTTAGAGACGTATCAAGAGACTGATACATTTAGTCTTCAAGGATATAAATTGAGCAAAGTTATGGATGATATTGTTTTAGCACAATATGTAGATTTATCAAATGACGGACGGTCTGTTATACGGAACGGCATTCACATTCCACTGTCTCAAGTTAAACGTACATGGCGTCTAGCAAAAGTTATATTAGTCGGCTCACTTTGTAAATTTACTACACCTGGGGATGTAGTTTGCTTTCCAGATGATAAAGGTATTAAGGTTGATAATTTACGAGTAGTTGGTCATGATCATTCTCTTAGAGATTGTATCTTTTTAAATGAGCAACGCTTTTTTGGAATTTGTCAAGACCTAGAAGACGATGATAACTAGTCTAGCTAATCTTAAAGCTATATTATTAGACAAGGTATGTGAGGTAAAGTTTGTAAGACGGAACCTTAAGCCTGGCCGTCCGGGCACTAGGCGAATGTTATGTACTAATAATGCACAGCTTTTAAATTCTGTGGAAGGTCGTACTATTTTAAATTATGTTCCGCCACGTCAGGCTCCTAGTTACAATCCTAATCAAGAAAACTTAATTGTAGTTTGGGATATTTTAATGCAAGGTTATAGGACTATAAATTGCGACACAGTAGATTTAATTAGTACATTAGAATCAGATGAAACATTTTGGGTATATTTAAATGAGAAAATTTCGCCAATGTCTGCTGGTGAGAAGATGGGATTTATGAACACATGACATATGACGTCGTTGATAATATATTAAAAAGGCTATTACTTACTACTGTTAAGATTACATCTAAAAAACGTACTCTTGGTATTGGGCAAATTATGCTATATGATATAAAGGATTTTAATATTAAATTATTATTTAGCAATAATAAAAAAGTAGAGCTATTATATCCTTTTAATATTATTACTGATAAAAAAATCGTTTATTTTGATTATACTTTACAACACATACATCAGGATGATATTATATGGAAGGCGCGTATTAATCGATTAATTAAAAACCAACGCAACAAGTATCATGACTTGCTTCTCTCTATAGAGATATTATAATATACATATGGGTCTTAAAAATTTCCCGAAAGGATATATTCCATCCTCAAGTCAGCAATATGCTATACCTAATATACTTGATGCGTTTAAGGAAAATAAGTTTGTTGTCATGCAAGGACCGACTGGCTGTGGAAAGAGTTTTGTCGCTAAAACAATAGCAAATGGATTACAAAAACTGCCATCCAGGTTATCAAAGATAGTTTCTGATTATAGAGCATTTGAGACATCTTGGGATAATGGTAAATTAGTTTATGAATATGCAGATGATTTTGTAAATAAAAATTATGGCACATCGATATTAACAACCACAAAGGCACTACAGGATCAGTATACTAAAGATTTTGAAGATATAAAACCTCTTAAAGGTAAGAGTTCATATATTTGTAATTTAGATGAGCGGAGCTTTGCAGATGCAGCACCGTGTATTTTTAGTTCTAAATTAAAAAGGGAATGTTGGGATTGCAATAGATGTGATTATTATGAAGCTAAAAATAAATCTATTACTGCGAAGATAAGTGTAGAGAGTTATTCGAGCTTTTTTCATAAGCCTGATCATTTAAAATATAGACAGCTCATTGTATGTGATGAGGCTTCTGAATTAGAAAATATAATAGTTAGTCGGTTTAGTTGCAGTATTGAATTGAATAAGCTAAACAAGCACGGGTTTAGTTTGTTGTATTCATCTAACAGAAAACGATTTCATAATAATTTAATTAAATTACAAAGTGAGTTAGAAGGCAGATATATTGAGTTACTTCGGATGCTTGAAAAGCATTCTGATACAATTAGCGACACTGTGAAGAAGGAATTTAAATTGATTGCTGACTTAAAAGGAGATTTGTCTCTTGTTATTGATACCTGGCAACAATCTGAATATATTATTAATAAGGCTTTTATTCATAATAAAAAATATATACAATTAATACCTAAGAAGATTGATGTACTAGCTCAACATTTATTTAAATATGCCGATAAAGTTCTTTTTATGTCTGCTACGTTTGTTGATTATAGGCGTGTTATGAGAAGTCTTGGAGTAGCAGAACAAGATTTTAAATATATAGACCTACCTTCGTCATTCGATCCAGTCCTTTCTCCAATTATATTTGGTACATTTCAACTCTCAAAAAAGAATATTGATAGATATTTTCCTAAAGTTGTTGAGTGTGTAGAGGAGATTTTAGAAGAACATAAAGATGTGAAGGGGTTAATTCACACTCAGTCAAATGCTTTAACATTAAAGCTAAAAGATCAATTAAAAAATGATAGAGTATTATATCGTATAAGAGGTGATAAAGATAATATAGATATATTAACTGAACACTCTAACAGTTCTAAGCCTACTGTCTTAGCGAGCCCGTCATTAAATTTTGGAGTTGATTTAAAAGGAGATGCATCTCGGTTTTGTATTATTATTAAGTGTCCATGGCCTGATTTAGGAGACGTAAGAGTAAAGGAGATGTCAAAAAATGATTATAAATGGTATACAAATAAAATGTTTACAACATTTATTCAGCAATGCGGTAGGTGTACTAGAGACGAAAATGACTACAGTACTACATATGTTATCGATGCAGGAAGTATAAGAAAGTTATTACCGGAATATAGAACTTTATTACCAGATTATTTTTTAGACCGTTTTATTTAATAAATATTTATAATGAAAAACCAATATTATGGTTTTGAGCTAAAAGACATGATACGGCAGTTTATTACTGCTTTTAATAGTATTGTCATTAATAGATATAATAAAAGTAAAGCCGTTGTTGATCAGTTAAAGGTTGGATTTTATTACGGCCCTAAAGAAAGAGCGCTTCAAGACATAGTTAATAAAGCTCAGTCCTTAAAACTTCCTACGATTGCAGTTCATTATACTTCTATTTCTCGTGATCCAGACAGAGTGTTTAATAAGATCCCTGGTTTTTATTATAGTAAATCTCCTACAGTTAGTGCTGGTTCTATTGAGTCAGATCATTTAAAGACACCTATCCCAGTTAATATAGGTTTATCAATGTCTATAATGACAAAATTTCAGACTGATATGGATCAAATTTTAAGTAATTTTGTACCATATAATAACCCATATATTATTATAAGCTGGAAAGTACCATCATCTCAAAATTTAGCTAATGATCTTGAAATTAGAACTGAGGTACTGTGGGATGGTAATTTAAGTTTAGATTATCCGATTGAAGTATCTGGTACTCAACCAGCAAGAATTATTGCTAATACAAATTTTACAATGAAAGGATGGCTATTTAAAGGCTACTCTGCTGATGTTAAAAATATCTTTGTTATTGATCAAGATTTCATTCCAGTAAATACATTTAATTATGAGTAAATTTATAAAATATGATTCTACTTTAACAGACGTTACGGCGTTTAGCGGTAATTTTGATCATAGAGAGCTTTCAGGTAGGCCAGAGTTCACTGACAGTAATACATATACAACGGTTACACTAAGGGAATATGAGACAACATTTCCACTGATCACTGGTTCAGACTCTACGTTTGGTACCGGTTCTAGTTGGACATCAATCGCCACGCCCGGAACCGATCCAGTAACGGTTACGTTTGATTATGATAGCGGTGATTTAAATCATACTTCAGTCATGCGTGTCCAAACAAATATCGCGAACAATACAACGACGCTCGGTCTCGGGCATGCACAGATGGCCATTAATCCACTGGTCGGATCTACACTTCCAATCCTAGGTCACACATACAGATTTACTTTCGATTACAAGTGGATATCTAGAGCCGATACGGCTGGTGGTTACACTCGTTGGGGTGGGGACCCCAGTCCCGGTATGACAGGAGCTGTTGGTCAATGGAATTCATATGAAACTCATTTCACAGTCGTCGACGCCGACGGATTTGACCTTGTAATTTTTCTTGATAGTGCAAACGGCGCGGTAACTGATGAAATATTGATAGACAACGCTCAGATTGTTGATCTTCATACTTCTACCTTGACTTCGAAACTCAGTGGTAACTTTTCTGAGTCTCGGACATTCGAGGGGTATAATTTTGACTCAGTACAAGGGGTCATGTTAAGTACGGTTGGTAATATAGATATATTTAAAATCGGACATTCAATAGGGCCTTTAAGTACTGCAACAACTCTCCCATATCTATGTGGAGGAGCAACAATTGACCCATCAATCGCTGGATATTTCTTAACTACAGGTACAAGCGCTGGAACTTATACATTAAATAACTATAATAGTATGTCGGTTGCGTTTCCAACGATAACTGCAACTGGTATTATAGATGTAGTGCCGATTAATGCAGCTGGATTTACAACATTATCGAAAGATATAAATACAACAATAACAATA